TAACCGATTAGAATCTCATTTCTATTTGATTGTCCTGGAGAAAGTCTTTGACCTATATAACGACAATCTCTTGAACAGTAGTTATGTTTTGAACTTGCAACTTCTGCTTTAATTTTACTGAAACATTTTCCACAATTATTACAAACTACATCAATGCGTTTCCAAAATGGACTAGATTTCCCTTTTGGTTGCGGATGTTTTTTAAAGTATTTGTGCATGGTTTTTCTAAACTTCTCTATCATTTCAGGTGTTCGAATATATTTACCTCTTTTATCTATTTTTAAGCCAAGTGTTCTCATTTTAAAATCTTTTTAGCCATTTTCATCATTATTGCAAAATCTTCCTCAGCTGAATCTAAATTAACTAAAATATCACTTCCATACTTTCCGTCTTCACTTCTCCAACCAATCCTTATATGTTTTGTCTCTTCAGTTTTGGTTCTTTGCATTTAATTTCACCATTTAAATACCTCTTAATTATATCATTATTATAGACATTATAAATGACACGAAGATGTTGTGGTTTGAAGTCACTTTCAAGGAAATTTTTACCTGCTTCAGGTTTTTGAGGGAACTTTTGCCAGTTTGGATACATATTTATGAGCCTGCAAGCCTCTGTAGTCGATTCTAAGACCGCTTTACACGCTACGTCGTGTATTCCATCATCTTTAGATAGTTTCGGAACTACTTGGTGGATTATATCGCCTCCATCGGGAGTTGAAACTACATGATGAAAGGTTGTACCCGCCCAATTTGGTTCTAACATATAAAAAGGCCAAAACAATGTTGCTGCACCTCGGTAACGTGGTGATAGTCCTAAATGTAGGTTAATGGTATCTTTAGGAAGTGCACTCATTAAAGGTTCTCGTATCATTCCCGATCCAAAAACTAACACTAGGTCTGGCTTAATACTTTTAATGAAATCTACGGTATTTAAAGTATTTAACTCATCCTTAGTAACTTTGAGTAATGGAAACTGAGGAATCTCCTGTTTACCGAAATATTTCTCTTCTGCCTGAAGTCTATCCCAAAAATGTCTTGTCCAATTGTTTTGATCATGTTTACTAAGTCCGTCTGGCATGGTTGGAATACCACCACCTCTTTCTTGCATGACACCACCCACAATATCAAATTGTTTTGCTATCTCGTTAATGTAATAAAGATGTCTAGGTTGATTCCCGCCTATCCAACCAATTCGTTCCGTCATTCTTGGTAATCACTGTCTAACATTTGTTTGTACTCTCGTTCCGTCATTCCATTGGGTTTGTTTGATTTAATAAGTCCTTGTCGATCTAGTTCGTCTGATGCCTTTATTAGATCGGTCATTGAGATACCAGTCTTCTCAGATATATCTAGCAATGACAAACCTGAATTGAACATTACAGTTAATAGATTTTCAGAACTAGTATCGGTTTGATTATTTCCACCAAGTGTAGGATACAGTTGTCTTTTAGAAAGCATTGGTTCGCATTTAGGATTGAGACTCTCTACTACCCTGTCACTTTCTATTAACTCAATCATTCGTTTAGCACTCTCAAGGGTTTTCTGATAATCTGATGGGAAAAATACCCGATCTAGCGATGTGTGGTAGTACGGGCCATATAATCCACCTTTATTTAGGATAATAGTAGGTATTCTAAAAGCTGGAGAAGATAGTTGGCGTTCATCACTTCCCCTGATTGTAAAAGGTGTTCCTGTTTCACCAGTAGCTTGTCTGGCAATTCTATCCATATACGAGTTACCTTGAAATGACTGTTTAAAGTTCACCACCTCTGCTGTTCTACCTGCTACATGAGATAAGACCATAGCACCTTTAACATTTGATACATCGTGTGTTGCTAAGTATGAGATCATACCTATTGTTTCAGGAGCAATAATAAATCTATAAGTGTGTTTAGTTTTGCCCATACTTTTAAGTAAATCAGCCCACATAGCCATCCCAGCTACATTATCGTTAATCATATTGGGATGGCAGCAATAAGTAGAGATTATGTATTCTTGTTCATCACCTTCAATGACCTTTTCTCCATAAGTCATACTTCCATCTTTGAACTCAGAGTCTATTTCAGCGTGGTAAATAAGGTCTGTATCCATTGCCTTGTAAGTGTCGCCATCAACACAGAATCCCCAATCTTTCTTGTAATATGAAGTTCTATAGGGAATACCATGTGCTAGATTGCTTGTGTGTAAGTGGAGACTGAGTTCGTCTACTTTTAGGTCTTTATTTACTGGTTCAGAGTACGAAACAACATGAAGAAAATCTTTTTTGTAATCGGCCCATACCTTACCTGTTTCATCAGATAGGATTGCATCTCGAATCACCCACTCCTGAGGTACTGTCCAGTCAAACACTTTTGTTCCTGATGGTATCTCGTGTATATTAAAATCTGCCTTTTCTTTGAGTATTTCGAGTGAACGTCTGACCCCGTCTCCTGTGATACTCCTATCTATGTTCATTAAACGTTCAATCATCTTAATTTCTTATCATTGTATTCAATTATTCTTTTAAAACTTTCATAAGGATTACTGATTTCTATATCTCCTTTATCATCTCCCCAATAAATAACTAAAGTCTTTCCACAGTAGAAAGATTTTTTAGTATAATCACAAATCAATTGAATTGAACCATGTTCTTTGCCTATAATTGCCGAGTTTTGATGATAAATGTGCTTATGTTTCATATCATTTCTGTAATAGGAAGTGTTTTAGCCTTAATAGTAGGTTTTTCTTTAATATCGATAGGAAAATCCTCCATATCTTTATTCTCCCAATATTTCAAAGCTTCTTCCATCTGTTTTAAATTTGTAAATTCATTCTTGCTAGAAGTAAGTTTGAGTTCAGTAATATTCTTGGGTGAGGCAAACATCCCAAATGGGGTACTCATGTCCTGATCACCAATTCGTTTGGAATGTTCTAGTTCTTGCCATGTATTTGGGGGCATATTCTCATCCAATAAACCAACCTTTTCTATAGCATTTCTTGTATACATTACAAAGGCGGTAGGAAAATCTGTGTAATAATTTATGTATGGGTCTTCATCAAAAGGAAGTTTTCTATTAGTCCCACCTTCTGCCCACGTTAAAACCTCTATTCCAGTCTTTTGAGACACATCAACAAACTTTTTGTATATAGAATCGTCTAAAACAATGCAATTATCCTCAACTAAGAAGATATAATCTTTGTTAGATATGAGTCCTTCTTTAAGGGCCTTATTCTTGCTTTTGGCAATATTGGAGTCCAATTTTATTACTTTAGTAAAGTAATTCATTGGTTTTAATTATACTACAAAAGGATGGAGGAATCTATAGAACTATGTTCCTGGAGACAACTACATTAACATTTTTCTTTGCAATCATTACTGTCTTTTGGTAAATTATGTCCTGGTGTAGATATTCCAGTATGACGCTTACCACACTTTTTACATACTCTACCATATTTGCGATCTACCCATGTTAGTTTCATTGGTATTTACTATGTTTTATAACATATTCACTAATATCTCTTACATTACCAGCATTTCCCGCCCTTACTTCTTTAATTAAAGATTTTCTCATACCCTTAACCAAAGAGTCTTCTTTGACAATTTTTTCTATTGCAATTTTAGCCTCAAGTTTTTGTTGGCTACTCGAAAATGGGTTTTTAAGGATTCTTTCTAAATACTGAACGTCTGGAATCCTATCTTTTGAAACACCATATTCATGTTGTGTTACATCATCCTTAATCGCCCGTAGTTTTCTCTCTGCGTCCATTTTGTGTTCTTCCAGAACAGAAGGGCTATTAAGAATAGCAATTAACTTAATTATTTCATCAACTTGTTTTTTTGTTGCTCTCATCCTACTAGAGGGTACAACCAAGAGCAGTTATACCCTATATAGGATCAGTACTTTAACCCGATGCGGTCTTAAGTACTTGTACCCAATCTGCGTTAAGAACCTTAGCCACGTAACTACCAGCCCATGAGATCAATGAATATCTCCCTGTTGGGTTATTCGAATCTACTGGATTTGGAAGTATGTACAATTTTGGTTGATCTCCTTCAAGATCATAAGTACCAAAAGCGTCTTTTCCGTGGAAGAAGTTCAAGTAAGCGTCAGTATAGGATGCCTTAGAACCTGTTGAGGATAGTGCTTGAGTGGACATCAAGAATCTAACTTGATATAACTCTCCCATTTCTCCTTTATAAAGGTCTTTGGTGTCCTGATACGTTTTAGCTGCAATCCAAGTGCTATCTTTCAAGATAGATGTCTTGGTGTGCGGATTGACTTTACCCATGTAGAATCCATCTGAGTAAGCTGGAGCTTTGTTTACTTCCAAAGCCTCTACAACCTCTCTAATGTCTGCTGCGTCCATAGTATCGGACGAAGCCAATGAAGACGCTTTCTTTGAGTTGGCCCAAAGTGCTGTATCTCCACCTACTGATAAAGCTGTTCCAGTGAGATAGTCTATGGTATCACCCATATTCTGTCCCATAACTTCAATCTTCTGAGCGTTGTTCTTATCAATAGAAGTTAAGCTCAAGAATTTAGAAATCTTTGCTGTATTTCCGTATTCAGCTAACGTACATGATACGTTTGCGCCAGCCATCAACACAACTGCGGGATTTGCCCCTTCAGATAGTGCTGTGGTTACATTGCTCATAGGAGTCATGCGGGTAAAGACGATGCTTTTCCCACTGTTTTTTCCATGAGTTGATTTCTGTGAACCTTCAGCGTAAACCAATTGATTTTCTGCCCTTGCTAAGAAAACTTTTTCATAGTAAGTCATCATCTCAACTGATAGTCCACCTCCTGTTCGGTTTAATGCTTCTGCCATAATTTATTCACCTCCAATCTACTAAAACCTTTCCCGTACTTTCGTACAGGCAAGCTAATATCATGGTAGGTCTAGTTTTTATCTCCAGACTCTCCCAAGTTTCTTCTCCATCTCTTCGATGGAAAGCTCAGAAAACGGTTTCTCTTGTTCCTGAACCTGCGTAGGTCTCATAGCTTGTTGGGACACTTGTTTAGTTATAGTATCCACTTGACCTTGCGCTTGTTTTTCGACAGACCTCATGTAGGGTTTCATCAAACTGTCTACGATCTTCTTTACAGAAGAAGTAGGATTAGCTTGAATACTCGCTAGTGTTGCCTGAGAAACTGCTTCGGATAAATCCTTGTCAAAAGACTCAGAGTCCGGATCTAATTGAGGGTATGCTTTAATGGCTTCATTAGCCTCGTTATTGACTCTGTGTAGATTTTCTTGCTGAGCAAGTCTAATCTGAGTTAGAGCATCACTTCTTCGCAATACTTCCTCGACTGTAACCTCACCATCGCCAGTGTCAGGGGTAGGTTGATAACTTTGTGGCTGTGGAGCCGTAAGATTCCTAACCTGTTCCGCCAATGACTCGGCTTTGGCCTCTGCTTCTTTTTTCTCATCAACAAGATCCCTAATTCGGGAACTGGCTGTCTTTCTACCTTCCGTTTTTGGTGATACCTCAGGAGCAACTTCCTCCGTCGATTCAGTTTCAACTTTTTCACCTTCTACTTCTGGTGTAATCTCTTCGGTAACGGGCGATTCTACCTCGATTTGACTTTCGTCAGCTTTTAACGCCTCATCTGTATTTGGTTCTTGATTCATATTTCTCACCCCATCTCTAGTAAGAACTCCTTGCACGATATGTCGGCAAGAGCTTACATAAGCTGTTTTTAATAGCTTAATGGTGGGTATACTGCCGATACCCACTACTAAACTATCAAACCATTCCTAATTCTTTACGCCTTTTAAGTATAGGCTGGTGGTCATCATCAAAACCTACTAACATTTTGTCTTTACCTATATAAGTTGCGTGTCTTAGATCACAACTATCACAAACTAGGTAAAAACCTTCCTGATGCCAGAGATGATTCCCTTTAGGAATAAAAATAAAGTCTGGCTTATCCCAGCTGACTTCTTCAACAATCGGTTTCTCCTCTTCTTCATTTATCTTCGTTTCTTCTTGGCCCATCTGCTTTATCTATAAGCTTTTGCATAACTAATTTTGCAAGTTCTTTGACTACAGTCCTTTCACCTATTTCCTGCATCGTCATCCCTTTAGTCATTGCATCATTAACCATTTCGTCTAAAAATCTATCAAGACTCTCTTTATGTGCTTTCAATAGCTCCCACCCTTTAAAATGGGTTATATAAGCCAAAGCCTGTTGATTGTCATTCAACTTATCTTCTTTGACTTCTTCTTCTATCTTTGTATTAAACTCTTGATAGAATGTTGGTTTTATTGCTTCTTTGTCTTCCATATTATTGTCCCATCACTGGTTGCTGTGGCATTGGTGATGGTGTAGGCTGAGTTGTTTGTCTTTGAGACTGTTCTGCTTGTGTTGTAGGAGGTAAATTTGGCTGGGCGGGTACTTGATTAACACCTTGAGCTGTCATGCTCTGAATAACCTGCATTAGTTTCTGTTTGTCAGCCTCCATCTTTCCCTGAATGTCATCTTTGGTGTCTACAACTATCTTATCCCAATCTTGAATACCTGAAGCACTAATTATTCTAGTAAGAGCTTCACCAAACATAAATTTTTTATTTTCCTTTTCTAGTTGAGTCAAAAGTGGAGATGTTCCTTCTCCTGTATTTGGATCAATTTGCATTCCGTTAGACATCACTCCAAATAGACTAATTAAACTTGATGTTTGTTTTTCCTTGTCGGCTGCAAATGTAGAACCAGATACTATTTCATAGTCATATAAAGTTGAACCAAATTTAGACTTTGGAATATCTAGTTTTCCAGTCTTCTCATCAAACATTTCCTTAATCTCTGGATAAGATTGAGACATTTTTTCCATTTCATCACCAAACATTCTGACAGCTACAGATCCAGTCATCTTTTTACTAATTAAATTGGTAAATTTCTTCATTACCGTGGTCATAAATCTTTCTGTGTAGAAACGATCTACAGTATCTCTAGCATTTTCTCTTGAAGCCTGCATTTTAAGAGCTTGAGGAGTCTTGCCAAAACCTGGATCACTCTCGCTAGTTGTTGTGGTATCAGTTGTACCAAACATATTAAGAAGTGAAGCATTCATCGCCCCATATACCTGATTGAATTCAGCTATCCCCTGAGGAGACAGGTTGAGTGTAGCAGCTCCGTTGGTAACACCGTTATTCTTCATCATCCACTTAGCTGCTGCAGCCCATTTAATCGAACTAGCATCATCTACTTTGTCAGCATCAATCATTACAGGTGGAAATATTGATACTCTAACAGCGTCCATGTACAGATTCCAAAGAGAGTTGATACCATACTGCATAGGTTTCCCTCTCTCAAAGTCTCCCATTCCCATAAAGTCATCATAGAGCGGAATAGAATGTTTGTTAGCAATCGGTAGTTCTCCATTATCATGTGGATTTTTCTGATCTCTGAACTCCATATCGGCATCAACACAGTAGTCAATCCATCTGTCTTTCTCATACATTGAGATTACTTTGAACTTTCCACTATTTTTAGCTGCCACTTCCTCAGGGAATTCATGTTCTTCTCTGGCAGTTTTCTCTTTAGTGTCTCTATTTTCTCTACTTCCACTTCTATCCTTGAGTTTTTCGACGATCAACTTAATATTTTTGTATCCATCTGCTTTTTCTAGTCTTTCAAAATAACTTAATGGCTGCCAACTCTTAATGGCAATCTTGTCGCTTTCTTCAACTGATACCATACCGACTTGGGGTAAGACGTTACGAATTGGAATTAGCCACATATCAGGCCCTGTATATCCATCAGCTCTCTTTGCTACCCAATCTATAAGTGTAAAGAAGTTTCCATAAATATTGGAATAAAGATTGACCATCCTACATTTAGTCAAGAAGTCAAATTGTGCATTTGCATTTGGAAGTACGTACTTATCTAAGACAAGATTCATTAAAACCTCACCACCTAGATCGTTTTTACTAATACCCTTAACTTTGCCAGTAGGAAGTTGTGCCATGACACGTGCAGACCTATCTAGTGCTATCGTAGGAAGTTTGGGATCAAACATCTGACTTTTTGTCTTTTTTGACAAGTCATCAGTTAGGTATCCGTGAAGCATATTTTCATATTCAGTCCACGAATCACGTTTAGTTCTGAGATAATCTTCAGCTTTTTCTTGAAAATCTAATATATCTTTACTTAATTTTGACATTAAAAAAGGCCCCCTTTCGGGAGCCAGCAATACGTATGTTGCAAGACTAACTATATAATTTTATGTCGAGTCACCATTCTTGTCAATTTTATTGTCTACCTTATAGCGTTTTCGCTTACTTAGAACCAGATTAAGAGTCTTTGTAACAGGCAATCCTTTACTTATGAGTATGTTTCCAGAGATAGTACCGTACTCTAGTTCATTAACCTTTCTTTCTATTAAACCAAACAGTTTTATAATTTCGTCTTCCATTGGACAGATAGTTCTGAATAAATAAAGGATTCCAGTTGGACATAATCAACTATGTGTTTGCCATCTACTCGTATTATGAACGAGAACATTCCTTCTTTTTTGTTAAGCATATCACGGGCTATATCCATATAGACACTAGCGTTATGTTGACTTATATTCTCCATGTTTTGTCTAAATACTCTTGTCTGAACTTATCTAATGAATCAAAGAAACTCTGACGTTTGTCTCCACCTTTACTACCATGAATTATTACAAATGGAACTGTAAGTAGTTTGTAACCTCGCTTAATCAATTCTAAGGACAGGATATGATCGTAGAAGTCCCAAGTGCCATAATCTTTCTTTAAGCACTCTGGTAATACGTCTGCTAATATCTCTTTAGTTGTGACCATACACACACCATCTAACACTACAACTTCACTAAATGGCCCAAAGTCACTATGTGAAGCTTTACCACCATCTTCAGTATTCCATATCTGGCCTGATAATATCTTCCCAAGTAGTCTTTCACCAGAAAACCACCAAGGTTGGTCTTTATGTACCACTGTAGTACCAGCAGTGCCAACCATTCCTACACCATCAATAAAGTACTTGTCCAAGTCAGGAAATCCAACGTACTCAGTATCATCATGTGTCAGACATACATATTTTTTAGTCACTTTAGGTAGTGCTTGTTGCCATACATCAAAGAATGATTTGGCACCACCACTCTTGGCATCACCATTGATAGGAATCACTTCAGCCTCAGGATAGGTCTTTTTTAATCTCTTCTCCCAAGCATCAACATTCTTTTTTTCTCTGTAAGGGATGATAAATGAGCAGTTCATATAGTTGCTAATGGTTGACTCTCATCAATTATATCACGACTGTCAGATTCTATTGGTTTCAAACTTTCCATAGCATATCTAATTGCAGACATCAAGTGATCCATGAACCCTTGTGGTTTGTTTATTATCTTACCATCTTTATCTGTGAGCCATAGATAGTTTCTGTATTCTTTCCAAATGTTTAGGCTGCGTTTAGTAACATAGATTGTTTGATCTTGAACATATTGAATTCCCTGTAGGACACTTCCTGGGCCTTTCTGTGAACCAAGAATAGAAATTCCATAACTTGCTATTTCATCTATACTCTTTGGTTCAGCACTATCAGCTATAACTAGAGCATCTTCACCCTGTTTAATTACATCAGATATATCTTTATTGCTCATTCTTTTGCGATATAGGAGTTCATCTAAAATAAACGAATTATTCCAGATGTAGACATCTACTAAAGCTGATTGGTCGTTAGTATAACCAAAGTCTAACCCCTTACGTTTTAGTCTGGCCTCATCAGGTATATCTTCTAACTGTGTCCAACCTTTATATATTCTACCCTCGGCATCACCAAGTAAACCTTCACCATAGACTTTCCACCAGTTTTTATTACCCTTCCTAGATTCAATTGTTTTGACAATAGCATCATTTAATGCTTCATTATCCCTATATGTCAATATAATGAAATCCACATCTTCTCTATCCTTCACATCGGTGTAGAACCAAAATTCACTAACTGGATTCCAATCTAACCATATAACCTCTTCTGTACGGACTTCAAGTTGTTCGAATGTTTCCAAAGGAATATTATTTGCTTCGTTAATGAATAGTCTTTGTCGTCTTGGCCCTCTAACTTTGTGAGGCATATCGAGAGAGAAGAACTCAATCTTACTTCCCGTACCGAATGTATAGGTAAAATCGGTCTTATTCCATCTATCATCTTTGAAGTATTCATGTTCAGTCATTATATTAAGGAAATCTCTCATAGCTCCTCGTTTTAGATGGGGCATTGATTCCGAGGTGATTGAAGTTAGAGTTGGTTTTGTATCCCGTTGGGCCTGATCTATAAGTATCTGAATAATAGATATTGTCTTAGAAGCAGAAGTTCCACCTGCAACTCCTCTAATACGTTTCTTAAGACTCTTGAGTTTCTTTAATGCTGTCGTTATTGCGAACATCCTTTAGTGAATCGAGAAGTGGAATACCATCCTTACCAGTTAGTTCTTGTACTGATGTTTCCTTAAGTCCGTGATTTGCTTTTAGTAAGAAAATGGCCATTGCTTGGTTCACTTCTTTGCCACCATATAGACCATCATTTATCAACTGGTTCTTCTGTTTAGCCTTTAGTTTTTTAATCGCACCGAAAAATTCTTCATGTTCTTTACACCAATTGTCTATCGTATCAGGGTCTACATCTAACTTTTCTGCAAACCCTTCTATTGTTGGAAGTTCAGTTTGTTCTCTACTACATGACAATATATATTCAACCAATTTGGGTATCACTAAATTATCGTATTTACTCGGAGCGCCTACTGGATTTTTATTATCGGGCATATCTGTATTATATCACCTATTATCAACTCTGTTAAAGTAGGGATTAGGACTCTTGTACAGGTCTCTTTGCTTAAGGATATACCTACAACGAGAACATATCTCACCTCTAGTCTTTCTTTTGTGACAACGGGTACAGGATTTCATCTTTCTAGTCCACTTTTCTCGTTCTTATATCTATATTCTTGTTCTTCTTTAAAACTTTGTCTAACTTTTTTGCATAATTTAACAAACTTTTTTGAATCTATTAACCTAATATGTTTTGGTTTGGGCAATTTATTCATTTCTCTTTAGGTTGGTGTAAAACAACTTCAAACAATGTCCTATAAACACAATTAACAGACCTGTGATCCCATTTGTTATATAATCCTAAGTATTCATCATCCATTTTTTTCTTTATCTCTTCAACTTTTTCCTCTTGTGCTTGGGTTATGACTTGTTCTACTAAATCAAATATCTTTTCAAATTGTTCTTCAGCTAAATTGTAACCACTTGTACCACCAAGGGGGTCATCTGAATAGTAAGTACAAATCCGTCTAATCTTTTCTTTTATTTTATTTGTTTTGGATGATGTAGTCATAATTTTTCGTATGTCATTTCAAAAATATCTGGTTTACAAGGATAAAACTCGCCTTTAACTCCTTTAATTATCCAATCGCCTTCCACAGCCGATATTTCACC